GCCCCACTGGCCCCTGACGCCCCACTGGCCCCAGACATCCCCACTGGTGCCCAAACAAATCCAGCACTAATTGGGCTTAATGTAGATAAGCTGGTACCACTGCCAACTGTGTATGCAAAATAATAAGTCCCAGCTGGCAGCACTACATCAACAAACGTATAGTATGTATTATTTGGAACTGGCAAACTGTTCGCCGTTTGCACGTTGGCCCAAACTTTCCAATCTGATCCAGATGGTGTGGCCACTGTTGTATAGTACAAAGTGCCGTTTGTGACTCGGCCAGTTACTGGCACAAACACTTGCACGTTGAAATATGGAATATTGGCAGTTTCAAAATGAGCCGTCACTGTTGGTGCAGTCAATGAACTGAAAAATGTTGGTGCAGCCAATCCACTGTGACTAGTTGGTGTGTATGCAGTAATGCTTGATGTTGCATATACATTGGGATCATATTGCATCATTTGGAATGATGCCCCAAGTGATCCATCAGGCAGCGACGCTTCCTTGACTTGCATCACTCTGAATTGCTGATTTGACCAGCCATAGTAACTGTTGGTCACTGTTACCACATCACCAGCATTGACTTGAATGCCAGTGTAATTGGTGGAAAAACTGACAATCAAATCCAATCTGTTTTGCTCAAGCACACGATTTGCCAAATATTGAGCCGTGACGCTGCTATTGATCAAATCATATGAAATGGTGAATTTGTTGACTGGCTCATTTGGCAGCAGCAATCCTGATGGAGTTTGCAAATTCACATAACCTGGTTGATCTCGATTGCCCGAATCAATGAATCTGGCCTCGATCTGGTTGACCATTTGAGTGATGTCCAGCTCACTGACTGTGATGTCTGAAATGATATTTGAATCATCAAATGAAAATGTGGGGGAAATGGCTTTGTTAACCACTACTGTCCAAAGGCCTGTGGCCACTTGATAAGACTGCCATGAATCGCAGCAATTCATCATCAAATCGATGTTTGACAATGCAGTCTGGCCAGTATCTAAAACACCATTGAATCTGTATCTTGGGATCGATGCTGATCCTCCACCAGCTGGTGTGTAAGTAATCAATTCATCAGAATATGCATTCAATGCAGTGGCTGATGCAGAGCTGACAAATTGACTTGAAACTGCTGCACCATAAACTGTGTTGGTCATGTAGTCATACCAAACGTCACCAGGCTTTGCACATCCAGTGCCATTCAAATAATGGCTTACATGGAATGTGACTGGCTGCAGCGCAGTTGTTCCAAGTGAATTTGCATTATAAACCAGCTGCACAATGGCAAATGCAGTGCCGTTCATTTGTCGACCGCTGCTGACCCATTCTTGACCTGATGGAATGCCATTGGCCGTACTCATCACCGCTGATGGCTGGTTTGATGTGTTGATGGGTGTGATCGTTCCAGTTTGTGATGATGTGTACAAACTGATGTACAAATGACCGCTGATTGTGGTGTCCACATTGCCAGCTTGATCCGTTAAACTCACCACTTTTGTTTGATCAGTGCTATCAAATGCAATGATCTGATCTTGATAATAAAAATTGCTGGTGTCAAATGAAAATTGGCCATTTGGGCTTATGCAGCTGATCACCATTACATAATACATTGACTCTTGATCTGTGGTCAGTACCGCATCACAAAATCTGCCACCAGTGTATGCATCACCATATACCAATGGAATGCCAGCCGTTGGATCAGGTGGCACTTGCTGCCTAATGTTATTTTGCTGGGATTGTGGAATATTGGGGGCAAAAAGCCTTGATGCCACAATCGACACTGCAAACGTGACCGCCATTTGCATGGCCCCAGCATATGTCAAAAACTCCAATTCATATGCACCAGTGACAATCGCTGCTGCAGTGAAGATAAAACTCAGTAATGACATTTTTAAACCTTAATTGTTTTGTGTTGATCCAAATGTCACCAATGGCACTGGATTGCTCGATGTCGATCCAATCACTTTGGATATACTGCCAACTGTTGGCTGAGTGCCAAAATTGAAGTAAGTGGATGCAATGACTGGCACTCGATCCATGCTTGAATCATTTGGATATAAAAACCTCCAATTGGATGGATTGGTTTTAATTCCAGCAATCCTTGAGTCCAGCACCAATCGCATCGATGCTGATGAAATCACGCACGTTGCCACTCGAGTCCTGGCTCTTTGATCAAATTTTTCTGAAATGGCAATGTTGTTGATAATGCCTTGGTATCTCTGAAAAAACTGTTGCACACCGCCAATGGTTTGAATTTGATTGTTTGAATCAAGAAAACCACGCCATACAATTATTTGGCTGCCTTTCATATTGGATGCCAATACTGCTGCAATGATGTCTGGATTAAGGCCAGTGACTGTCAATTTCAAATCAACACTGGTTGATTTCATGTCTTGTTGAATTTCACTCAATCCAACATATGCTCCCATGCCTTGGAACAAAATTCCATTAATGGTCACATTTGACGCTGCATTGCAGAATGTATAAACCGCAGTGGGTGAACCAATGGTGCCAATGTTGATTTGAATAAATTCAGCGTATCTGATTGAACTTGAATTGAGTGCTGCAATGGCAGTGGACATTTTTTCCCCTTATGATGCAGTGATGTATTCTCTAAATACAAATGGACTTGACCACTCGACCCATGCACCATTGGTCATTGGATTCAATGTGTATGTGGGCAATTGTTCAGCCACCACATAAAAGCTGCAATTGTTGCCAAGCAATACTGGTGCAGTTGATGCTGGTGCGCCAATCAATGGCCGATTGATATTGATCACCGATCCAGATGAATCAGCGGTCACTTTGTATACAAATCCATTGATTGAAATAAAGTCACCAGCCAACAATGTGCCATTTGAATTGATGTTAATGGTTTGACTGTTTGGTGTGGGTGTTCCATTCAAACTGGCCGTTGTGGCCGTTCCACGCATTGCAGTAAACCAATTCAAATTTGTCGATTGAAAAGTGATGTAATCTGGCAGCTGACGATCCAAATTGTCAATGGCTTGGATCACATCTCTGACCTGTGGGTAATACAAAAAATTGTGTGGAGTAATGGTAAACACCCATGGCACTGTGGTCAGGTATTGGGCCACTGTCATTTGACCTGATCGAGAAACCTGTTGTCCAACAGTGCGTCTGTTGTTCACATTCATTTTTTGTTGAATTTCAACAATGTTTTGAAAGCCAGCCATTATGTTCGGCTCCTAGTTGTTGCAATGTTTTTGGTTGCATATTGATTGGCTGCCCAAATCGCACCAGAGCTGCCATATATCCTGTCTTCAAATGATTTGGTGTCAATGGCTTGGATGTTGTAATTGGTGACGTTTTGGACTGTTTGACTGCCCATACCGCCCAGCTGATTGTTCGGTATCACTGTGGAATTGCCTCGAGGTACAATCACCTCTGGGCCATTTTCACCAACAATGGATGGTTGGCCAGCATCGAGTGGACCACCTGTGGCATTTGAAACCATGATGGGTGTGGCCGTTTCCACTGGAGCTGGTCCAGTTGACCCACCAAAAATACCCCCACCAAATCCACTAAACATATTGCTAAACAATTGAGTGGCCTGTGCCTTGATTTGAATTGCAATCAAGTCAGCAATAATGCTTTTTGCTAAATCAGAAAAATTCAATTTCCCTGTTTTTACAAAAGTTTCCAATGCTGAAGACATTTGATCAACAACAGTGGTAAATGATTTTTTCCCAACATCGGCCATGGTTTCAGCATTTTCTTTGTATTGTGCAAATGCCTCATTCCATCCAGTTTCAAATTTTGTCCTGGCCTCTTGATTGGCTGCCACCACTTTTTGTGTTTGTTGCACATAATAATCTGTGGAAACCTGAACCAGTGTTTTTTGTCTTTCCAGCTCTGCTTGAAGTGCGCCAGCACCAGGCCGTCTTTTATCGATTTGACTCATCTTTTGATCGATGGCATCCAATTCTTTTTGTTGATTGTTCAAAACTGCATTAATTGCATTTTGCATTTCAACTTCAT